GTCCCACCCAAAAAAAAAAAAATAGACCAGTAGGCGTCCCTTACTTCAGGTTGCAGGTCCTGGCCTGGACCATTAGCCTGGTGGCGGTATTGCCCACTGATCCCAGGACATTGGATTGAGGCCTGCGTGCTTTATTTTAATAGCCTAGGCAACTGGCCTAACACTGTATCCAGTGCCAATGTCCAGGGATCAGCATCCAGGAAAGACGGCAACAAGTTGCGGTGTGATCCTGGATCAGTCCCATCAGTAGCGGGATTAAAGGGCTCCTACCAATCCGCTGGCGACTACTGATATCGACACAATAACACAAATAAAATTAATTGATATTGTCAAAATTGTCGCAGGCGGTTTCCCGCCTGCAACTTCTCTTTACACCGTTGCTCGTGGCAACGATTGATAATCTTTTAAATCAAGATCTAGAAATCCTGTTTTTCCATTTTGGTTAAAAAGAATTTCACATCTCATTTCAACGTCGTTGTGTAGTAGTGACATAGTTATTGGAAAGACTTTTGTCTTGTCCAATGACTTAATCAACTCATCAGTCAGTGATCTATTTTTTTTATTCTTAACAGCTTTTTTGTTAAGCTTGTTTAATAGATCAAAGCTAATGTATCTGTATAACTTTCTCATATTCTTACCTCCTTTCATAATTTATCACTATACCATGTTTCACGTGAAACATAAATATGACATAACGTCGCACCTAATTTAGAACTATTCTAAAGTAGAGAAGAGCTTGTGGGCGGGGCCCACCCAAAAAAAGAAAAACAAACTGCGACAATTTGTCCAATGGTATTTGTCAAATAAAAATATAATGTGATCGTATTAACTAAAAGAAAGGATAACACAATGAGTAAAACAATGACTAAATATCAATTAGATCATTTTGAAAGAAAAGTACGAAGACAATTTGATCCTCTAATTGATGACGCTGAACTGTTAGTTAAACAGTTTAAAACACAAGCAACAGACAAAGCAGTTGCGAAACTATCTAAAAAAATTGGTGCTGATAAAATCATCAATAAATTTAGACAAGCAGAAAAAATGTTAGAAGACGCTAGAGCAACAGCACTAACTTTTTTTGAAAAGAAAAAACCTACTGAAGAAGAACTAAACTATAAGTTTAGAAATATGAGAAGTAGTTATAGAGACGATAAACTTACACTTCAAGATTGCGAGGAACAGTTAAGAGACTGGGCTTCTAATCTTGCAGAAAAAGAAGTAGAACGAAGACCTGAAGGTGCGAGACTTAAACAGTTAAAAGAGCTTAAAGAAAAAGCGATTGATACTGTTATGGAAAGTGGAACACCAGACAGTCTCGCTATTGCTTTGGATAATGTAAGTAAGAAAATCGGGTTAAGGTGGGATACTGAATTGAACGCTTTACCTAATTTTAAAAAAGAAAACTAACACTTGACAAAGGTTATGGGATAATGCTATTATTATCCCATAACAGAAAGGTATAAATAATATGACATACTTACTAATAAAAAAAACAAGCTACAATTCTAAAATGGTGGAAGATACATTTTCAGTTGTAGAACAATCTCAAGATGTTAATGAGATTAAAAAGAAAAAAGAAGCTCACGATATTTTAAAAAAGAAAACTGAAAGTTTTAATATTGTGATGTTTGAAGCGATCAACGAACCTCGTTCAGTTGTTAGTGATAAAGACTTCAATTACTCTCAATTAGAACTACCATTTCCAGAATTGAATAGTCAGTAATGGGAACAGTAGTTGAACAGAAGATTCAGCAATTCGTGAGTGAAGGCTTGCCTAAAAAAGAAGCGAGGCAGAAGGCTCACGAATATTGCGAGAATACGAACACTTGTCGTGGGTGTAGTCAGACTATCTCACTTGATTGGTGGTCATGGAAACAAGGCTACTGCAAGGATTGTATGGGCTAGTCAATATGTCATAATGTCGCACTACTACATCTAGTGGTGCGACAAAGTGTCGCAGGCAGAGAAGAGCATGTGGGCGGGCCCCACCCATAAGATAGAGGTACCAAGCCAAAACCAAAAATCGAACTTTTTAAAAGGGGGGAGGGGTAGATTTCTAAAATATGGTACCTAATATATGCAGTATATTGTTTGATTTAGAAATAGATTCCTGCTAAAAACTTTTTGGTACCATAATTAAATATTATGCTTAGTTTAGAAAAAATAAATGCAATTGCAGATCCGAAAGTCAGAAGACAATTAAAATTAGATATTTTAACTAGAGTTAAGAAATCAACTCAAAATAAATATAGATCTGATTTTTTATCTTTTGTGAAATACACCTGGCCTGAATTTATTGAAGGTAGGCACCATACAGAAATTGCAAGTGCGTTTAATAGAATCCTAACTGGAGAATGTAAAAGATTAATTATTAATATGCCCCCTAGGCATACCAAATCAGAATTTGCATCTTATTTTTTACCAGCTTGGATGATTGGTAATAAACCTGATTTAAAAATTATTCAAGCAACTCACACAGCAGAACTTGCAATTCGTTTTGGTCGTAAAGCTAAAACATTAATGGACTCAGAAGAGTATAAAGAATTATTTAAAACAAGATTAAGAGAAGATTCAAAAGCTGCTGGTCGTTGGGAAACTAGTGGAGGAGGTGAATACTTTGCAGTTGGTGTCCAAGGTGCAGTAACCGGAAGGGGTGCTGACTTATTAATTATTGATGACCCACATTCTGAGCAAGATGTAAATTCTCCAAATGCATTTGATAATGCATATGAATGGTACACATCAGGACCAAGACAACGTATGCAGCCTGGTGGAGCTATTGTTATTGTAATGACAAGATGGTCTACAAAAGATTTAACAGCACAACTTGTAAATGCTGGAGCTAAAGAAGCAAAAGCAGATCAATGGGAAGTTATAGAATTTCCTGCAATCATGCCAAACGATCAACCTGTATGGCCAGAGTATTGGAAGTTAGAAGAATTAGAAAAAGTAAAAGCATCTGCTGGTATTGCAAAATGGAATGCACAATACATGCAAAACCCAACTGCAGAAGAAGGTGCATTATTAAAACGTGAGTGGTGGCAGAATTGGGACAAAGATTATTTACCTCCATTGCAACACGTCATACAAAGTTATGATACGGCGTTCATGAAAAAAGAAACAGCGGACTATAGTGCAATTACAACTTGGGGAATCTTTCACGAGAATGAAGGTGATCCTCAACATATAATTTTATTAGATGCAGTAAAAGAAAGATTAGAGTTTCCTGAACTAAGGAGAATGGCAAAAGAACAATATGATTATTGGCAACCTGAAACTGTTTTAGTTGAAGCTAAGGCATCAGGTCTACCATTAACTTATGAGTTAAGACAAATGGGAATTCCAGTTATAAATTTTTCTCCATCAAAAGGAAATGATAAACATTCAAGAGTTAACTCTGTTGCTCCAATGTTTGAGTCTGGAATGGTTTGGGCCCCTAAAGATAGAGAGTTTGCACAAGAAGTAATTGAAGAATGTGCTTCTTTTCCATATGGAGATCATGATGACTTGGTAGATAGCACAACACAAGCTTTAATGAGATTTAGACAAGGGGGCTTGATTATTCACCCAGAAGACTATAAAGATAATGACTTACCCAGAAAAAAACGAACTTATTATTGGTAATGACTTTTGCATTTAAACATCCTAGTAAATATAAATTTGGTAAAAAGAGTGGACCACCACCCGAAAAGGGTCCACAATCACAAGGCTTGAATATTGAGTACAATACTGTTAAAGATGTAAGATTGGAGAAAACTAATGTCAGACATAGAAAAAGCACTTCCAAACGAAGTTAGAAAATCAATTGAAATAGAGGATCCAGAAACTTCTAGAGAAGAGAACATTGAATTACAAGAAGATTTACCAGAAGTTGGTGAAACTGAAATTACACCATTAGAAGATGGTGGTGTAGAAATTAATTTTGAACCAGGAGCCTTCAACCAGGCTCAATCAGAAAATCACTACGACAATCTAGCAGAGTTACTACCAGAGGAAATATTGGCGCCTCTTGGTTCAGAATTATTTCAAAACTACACAGACTATAAATCTTCAAGACAAGACTGGGAACAATCATATACTAAAGGTCTTGATCTTTTAGGATTTAAATATGAAGACAGAACCGAACCCTTCCAAGGTGCCGCTGGTGCAACGCATCCTGTGTTAGCAGAAGCGGTTACTCAATTCCAAGCTTTGGCCTATAAAGAATTGCTCCCGGCTCAAGGACCTGTAAGAACTCAAATCATTGGAGCAATTACACCTGAAAGAGAATCTCAAGCGAGTAGAGTTAAAGAATTTATGAATTATCAAATCATGGATCAGATGAAAGAGTATGAACCAGAGTTTGATCAAATGTTATTTTATTTACCACTAGCAGGTTCGTCATTTAAAAAAGTTTACTATGATGATTTATTAGGAAGAGCTGTATCAAAGTTTGTTCCTGCAGATGACTTAATCGTTCCGTATAGTGCTACCTCATTAGACGATGCGGAAGCGATTATGCATCGAATTAAAATTTCAGAAAATGATTTAAGAAAACAACAAGTCGGAGGATTCTATAGAGATATAGAATTAACTTCAGGTTATGACCAACAAGATGACTTAGAAAAAAAAGAACATGAATTAGAAGGTGTAAAACAAACTGGAAGACAAGAAGATGTCTTCACATTAATCGAATGTCATGTTAATCTCGACCTAGAGGGTTTTGAAGACCGAGGGCCCGATGGGGAGATGACTGGTATTAAGTTACCTTATATTGTAACGGTTGAAGCAAACTCTAGACAAGTATTGTCGATTAGAAGAAACTACGAAGTTGCTGATCCAAAGCGTAAAAAAATTTCATACTTCGTACACTTTAAATTTTTACCTGGCCTAGGTTTCTATGGCTTTGGTTTAATCCACATGATTGGTGGATTATCTAGAACTGCAACGTCGGCATTGAGATCATTATTAGATGCAGGAACTTTATCAAACTTACCTGCTGGATTTAAACAAAGAGGAATCAGAATTAGAGATGATGCGCAATCTATACAACCTGGTGAATTCAGAGATGTAGATGCTCCTGGCGGAAACATAAGAGATGCATTTATGACGCTTCCGTTTAAAGAGCCAAGTGCAACACTTCTTCAACTTATGGGTGTCGTAGTACAAGCTGGTCAGCGTTTCGCATCTATAGCTGATATGCAGGTAGGAGAGGGTAATCAACAAGCCGCAGTGGGTACGACAGTAGCCTTGTTGGAACGTGGTTCAAGAACCATGAGTGCTATTCATAAAAGATTATACGCAGCACTTAAAAATGAATTTAAATTATTATCTAGAGTATTTAAATTATACTTACCGCAAGAATATCCGTACGACATTGTAGGTGGTCAAAAAATGATTAAACAATCTGATTTTGATGACAGAGTAGATATTATTCCAGTTGCAGATCCAAATATATTTTCTCAAACACAAAGAATATCTTTAGCTCAAACTGAATTACAATTAGCTCAATCAAATCCACAGTTACATAATTTATACGCTGCATATAGAAATATGTATGAAGCATTAGGTGTTAAGAATGTAGATTTAATTTTAAAGAAACCACCAAAACCAATGCCTAAAGATCCATCATTAGAACATATTGATTCTTTATCTGGAATTCCATTCCAAGCATTTAAGGGACAAGACCATAGAGCTCACATTACAGCTCATTTACATTTTATGGCAACTAACATGGCAAAGAATACTCCAGTGATTCAAGCATCATTACAAAAAAATATCTTTGAACACATATCTTTAATGGCATTAGAACAAGTTGAAATGGAATTTGTAAAAGAAATACAACAAATACAGGCAATGCAACAAAATCCACAAGCAATGCAGGACCCACAAATGCAACAAATGATCATGCAGTTAAATATGAAGATAGAATCTAGAAAAGCTGTGCTTGTAGCAGAGATGATGGATGAATATATTAAGGAAGAAAAGAAAATTAATGGTGATTTTGGTAATGATCCAATTGCAAAACTAAAAGCAAGAGAGCTTGACATTAGAGCACAGGAAAATTCTAGACGAAAAGAGCAAGATGAGGAAAGAATTAACCTAGATAAGATGAAAGCGATGATGAATCAGATGACTGATCAGCAAAAATTACAACAAAATGAAGAATTAGCTGAGTTAAGAGCTGATACTTCGCTTACAAAAACTGTTTTACAGCATGAATTAAAGAATAATTAAGGAATGTAATGAAAAAAACAGAAAAAAAAATAGCAAAAGTCATGAGAGAGTACAAAAAAGGAAAATTACCGATTGGAAAATCTAAAAAACCTGTTAAAAATAAGAAACAAGCAATTGCAATTGCTCTTTCTGAGGCTGGAGTGAGCAAAAATAGGAGAAAAAATGAAAAAAAATAAAAAAGAGATAAAATCTCAAATGGAAGTTGGGGCACCTAATGGTGGAAAAGAAATTCCAACTCCAAAAGCTGGAGAAGTAATGTCTGAAAAAGTAAGAGGACAAAAAAGAATGCTTCCAGAAAAACAAAGTATAGCTAAGTGGTACTAAAATGTGGTTTAGCGCACTAAAGCTGGGATTAAACGCAGCAACGCACATCTATAAAAAGAAACAAGAGACAAAGATGGCGATGGCTGACGCTCAACACATGCATGCTGCTAAGATGGCCCGTGGAGAAAGTGAGTACCAGGGCAAATTGTTAGAGGCAAGACAATCGGACTGGAAAGACGAGTTCGTTTTGGTCGTGTTAACGCTGCCAATTTTAGTAATCGCGTACGGAGTCTTCAGCGAGGATCCGGCTGCTTCTGAAAAGATAAAAGAGTTTTTTGTTCAGTTCCAGCAGCTCCCGAGCTGGTTCACAAATTTGTGGATTCTTGTCGTGGCGAGCATTTATGGTATAAAAGGAACACAAATATTTAGAGGAGGAAAAAAATAATGCCAGGAATAGAAAAAAAAGGTAGAAGCATGATTGCTAACTACAAAAAAGGTGGAAAGGTTTTAAAAAAAGTAAAACCAAACCAAAAAGGTCTTAAGAAATTACCTAAAAAAGTTAGAAACAAAATGGGCTACATGAAAGATGGTGGTCGAGTTAAAAAAATGTATGGTGGAAAGGCCATGAAAAAATAATGGCTAAACTTTGTCCAAGAGGAAAGGCTGCTGCGAAGCGAAAATTTAAAGTGTACCCGTCAGCATATGCTAACATGTACGCATCAGCCGTTTGTTCTGGAAAAGTTACACCTGGTGGTAAAAAGAAAAGTAGAACTAAAAAAATGGGTGGCGGTATGATCAGACCAATGTATGGTTCTGGTGGTTCTGTTGCCAAAGGTTGTGGCAGAGTAATGTCCAACAGAAGAAAAAAAACTAAGGTGTATTAATTAGATGGCTGAAGGAGGTTTACGTAAATGGGTAAAAGAGAAATGGGTGGACATTGGTGCGCCGAAGAAGGATGGGAAGTATCAACCATGTGGAAGGAGCAAGGGCTCCAAAAGAAAATATCCGAAATGCGTTCCACTTGCAAAAGCCACACGGATGACAAAAGGGCAAAAGGCCTCTGCTGTCAGACGAAAAAGAGCAGCGGGGAATCCAGGAGGGAAACCGACTAACGTTGCAACATTTGCAAAGAAAAGAAAAAATATGAGTCTAGGAGGATTAGTATAATGGTTAAAGGATTAAAAAAAGTAGTTAAAGGTTTGAAAAAAGCATCAAAGACACATGCTAGACAAGCTAAGATAGTAGACAAACATATTAAAAAAGATATTAAAAAAAAGAAATCTCATGGAACGAAAAAGAGATAAACAGCCACCTAAAACTAAAAAGTATTTCAGATCTACAAAATCTGGTGCAGGAATGACTAAGGCTGGTGTCGCAAGATACAGAAGAGAAAACCCTGGATCAAAATTAAAAACAGCTGTCACTGGTAAAGTGAAAAAAGGTTCTAAAGCTGCAAACCGACGTAAGTCGTACTGTGCAAGAAGTGCAGGTCAAATGAAAAAATTTCCAAAAGCTGCAGCTGACCCTAATTCAAGACTAAGACAGGCTAGAAGGAGATGGAAATGTTAAAAAAGAAAAAAGAGCTAACTAAAAAACAAAAAGAAAATCTAAAAAAACATAGCAAACATCATACTGCAAAGCATATGAAGCAGATGAAAAAAGACATGAAAAAGGGAATGTCGTTTTCGAAAAGTCATTCGAAAGCTATGAAAAAAGTTGGTAAGTAGTGGCAGACCCTAAAAAAGGCACAGGCAAAAAACCAAAAGGCTCGGGTAGAAGATTATATACCGATGAAAATCCTAAAGATACTGTTGGAATTAAGTTTGCTACTCCTGCTGATGCTCGTAAGACTGTTGCAAAAGTTAAAAAGATATCTAAACCATTTGCAAGAAAGATACAAATTTTGACTGTTGGAGAACAGCGTGCTAAAGTTATGGGTAAGACAAAAGTTGCTTCAATATTTAAAAAAGGAAAAGAAGCTATAAGAAATACTAAAACAACTAACAAAGGAAAGTAATGGAAGATATAACTGTAATTATAACTAAGATACAAAAATTATTAAAAACATCATACCAAAATATTGGAGATACTCTCATAGCGGGAGGTGTTGACAATATGGAGAAATATAAGTATATGTTGGGACAGGCACATGCCTACCAATATATTTCACAGGAAATCTCTAACCTGCTAAATAAGAAGGAGCAACATGATTCTAAAAGAGAAAACGTCGTCGACCTCAGAGGAAACTCAAAAGAAGACACCAAAAGTTAAATTAGCTTTACAAGAAAAATACGATCAACAAAATCAAAAAGAATACGAAAACCATCAATCGTTAGCTGATAAAGAAACAGATAAACTTCCACAACCGACAGGTTGGAGAATGTTAGTTTTACCTTTTAAAGCAAAACCAAAAACAAAAGGTGGTATATTACTATCAGATGAATCTATCGAACGATCACAAGTTGCATCGACTTGTGGTTTAGTTTTGTCCATGGGCCCACATTGTTATGATAAGGAAAAGTTTCCTGAAGGTCCTTGGTGCAAAAAAGGGGATTGGGTAATCTTTGCACGATACGCAGGATCACGAATTCTTATTGATGGCGGGGAAGTTAGACTTTTAAATGATGATGAAGTTTTAGCTACAGTGAAAGACCCCGAAGATATCTTTCACCAATTTTAACATAGGAGGATACTATGCCAGAAGCAGAAAAAACTGTTGACATTGATACTTCAGGTCCAGGTGCCGAGATTGAATTACCGGAAGAAACAAAACCTGAATCAGAAGTAGAGGTAAAAGATGATGTTAATAGTCAAGACAGTACTGAGTCCAATGACTCAACTACGCAATCTGATGAGCAGTCTACTGTTCAAGCAGAACAAACCACGGACCAAGAAACAGAAAAGAAAGATGAAGTTGTAGATCAGCAGAAGAAAGAATTAGATGATTACTCTGAAGGAGTTAAAAAAAGAATTGCAAAGCTAACTAAAAAAATGCGTGAAGCAGAAAGAAGAGAACAAGCTGCTTTAGATTATGCAAAAAAAGTTCAAGCGGAGCAAGAGTTACTTAAAACTAGATTTACTAAATTAGATACAGGTTATGTATCTGAAATGGAAAATAGGATTAATTCATCTTTAGAAGCTGCTGCATCAAAACTAGCGAAAGCTAGAGAAGATGGAGATCTAAAAGCTGAAATTGCTGCTCAAACTGAAATTTCAAAATTAGGTTATGAAGAAGCAAGATTAAAAGAAATCAAATCTAGGCAAGAGGAGGCTCCAAAAGCTGAAGAGAAACAGGTTAAACGACCTGAATATCAAGAGCAAGAACAGCCACAACCTGTCAATCCAGATCCAAAAGCTCAAACTTGGGCTCAAAATAATAAATGGTTTGGTCAGGATGAAGCCATGACTTATACCGCATTTAGCTTACATAAAAAGCTAGTTGAGGAAGAAGGTTATGATCCACAAACGGATGAGTATTATTCTGAAATAGATAGAAGAATAAAACTTGAATTCCCGCATAAATTTGATAAGGTACAGCCAGAAACGACTGCGAAGCCTACACAAGTTGTAGCTTCAGCTTCTAGAAATAGTAAGCCTGGTCGCAAAACTGTGAAACTCACGCCTTCACAAGTAGCAATTGCTAAAAAATTAGGTGTGCCACTTGAAGAATATGCGAAACAATTAAATATCACGAAGGAGTAAATGCATATGGAAAATAATAATGAAAAAAGAGCTTCTCGTGCGAGTCAGACTAGAGAAAAAGAAGCTCGAAAAAAAGTCTGGACTCCACCATCATCTTTAGATGCACCACCTGCGCCGGCAGGATTTCGACATAGATGGGTAAGAGCTGAGTCTATGGGTTTCCAGGACACTAAAAATGTCGCTGGCAGATTAAGATCAGGTTATGAACTGGTCAGATCTGATGAATACCCAGACAGTGATTATCCAGTGATCGAAGACGGCAAATATGCAGGAGTGATCGGAGTTGGTGGCCTTGTGCTGACAAGGGTACCGGAAGAGATCGCAAAATCTCGTGCTCAATACTATGCTAATCAAGGTAGAGAGCAGGATCAAGCAGTTGAAAACGATTTACTGAAGGAACAGCACCCAAGTATGCCGATCAATCAAGATCGACAGACTCGTGTAACTTTTGGTGGTACAAAGAAAAGTTAATTTTTTAACTATTCCTACCCAACAGAGTACACTTAAACTAATAAATGTCTAAGGAGGACAACTACTATGGCAAACAAAGACGCTGCGTTCGGTTTAAGACCGATCGGAAAAGTTGGTCAAAATAGAGACGCTCAAGGTTTAAGTGAATATGACATAGCAGCTTCGGCTACTGCAATTTACCAAAACGATCCAGTTGAAATGTTAGCAACTGGAACAATTGGTGTAGCAGCGGCAGGAGACGTGTTGTTAGGTTCTTTAAACGGGGTGTTCTTTACTGATGCATCAACTAGTAAGCCTACTTATGCGAATCATTTGGAAGCATCTAACACTGCAACAGACATTGTTGGATTTATTTCTGATGACCCGTATGAAAGGTTTGAAGTACAATCAGACAACACAGGTGCTTCTGCACAAACTGATATTGGTAATGT